ACTTGAAGACGCTAAGAACGAGAAGTCTGTTTCGGATATGACTCGGGCTAAGATGATCAAACAAGTCTTCCGTCTTGTAACTCCTTACTTGACTCAGAAGAAAGTTCCGATGGTAGTTATCAACCATACCTATCAGACTCAGGAAATGTACTCCAAGACTGTTGTATCGGGCGGCACGGGTATTGAGTATTCGTCGAACACTATCTTTACAATTGGTAAGCGTCAAGTTAAAGAAGGTGATGTCCTGGCCGGGTTTGAGTTTGTCCTCAACACCAATAAGTCGCGTTACATCAAAGAGCGTACAGCTATTCCAATCACCGTAACCTTTAGCGGTGGTGTAGATAAGTGGTCTGGTCTTCTTGACGTAGCCTTGGCGGCTGGATTTGTAACTAAGCCTAAAGTTGGTTGGTACACCCGTCCTACTAAAGACGTTGATGAGAAGTTGTGGCGGAAAGCGGCTACTAACTGCGCGGAGTTCTGGGAACCTCTGTTGGAAGACAAGGAGTTCTGTGAAACCGTTGAGAATATGTTCCTCTTGACCTCTAGCCTCATGTTTACACTTGATGATGAGGAAGGCGGTAGCGTAGTTAAAGCGGCTCCGGTTGAATCGACTGACCTTCTAGGTCTTGCGGTAGATGAAGAATTTGATCCAGAAACAGGCGAGATCACTTCTCTTTAAGAAAAGGCTAGGCGAAGCCGCTTAGCTGTAGTACACTAAGCGGCTTCAACACTAAGGGGATATGATGTCAACTATAGAAAGTGCAATTGTAAAAGGATTACTGTTTGACGAAGATTTTGCCCGCAAAGTTCATCCATTTCTGAAAGAAGAGTACTTCGACGGTGCCACAAAAGGCATCTTTAAGACGTACACTGAAATCTTTGAGAAATACAATAAGATCCCTAGTATCCAAGCAATGGTTGTTGCTATTCAGAAAGGCGGTCTATCAGAAGATGTTTTCTCTGAAGCCTGTTCAATGTTGGAAGAGTGTTACACTTCCAGAGAAGAGAAGAATGATACTCAGTGGCTGATCGATGAAACAGAACAGTTTTGTTCTGATAAAGCTTTGTTTGACGCAATCTATCAATCTATCAATATTATTGAGGGAAACAGCAAGGATCTTGATAAGCATGCTATTCCGGAACTTTTGAACGAAGCGCTTAGCGTAAGTTTTGAAACGACGGTTGGTTCTGATTATCTTGAAGACTTCAAGAAGCGGTTTGATTATTATACGAACGTAGAGTCACGTTTACATTTTCCTTTGAAAGCTCTACAACTTCTTTCTAACGGCGGATTGCCTCCTAAGACTCTTAGTTGTTTCCTAGCAGCCACAAACGTCGGTAAGTCCGCGTTGATGTGCTATCTAGCGGGTGAATGGCTTAAGGCCGGGAAGAACGTTCTTTATATTTCTATGGAAATGTCTGAAGAGGCAGTTCAGGAACGTATCGACGCCAACTTGTTTGATATCACTACAGACCAATTGAAAGATCCTAACTTGGACTTCTCGTGGTTCTCTAGTAAGGTAGCAGAGCTTAAGAAGAAGACCCTTGGCCGTCTTATGGTTAAGGAATATCCGACCTCTAGCGCGCACGCAGGGCACTTTAGGCACTTGCTTAAAGAGTACAAACTGAAGAAAAAGTTCAAGCCGGACGTTGTCTTTATCGACTATATTAACATCTGTGCTAGTTCTCGTTATAAATCGATGTCTGGAGTGAATAGCTATTCTTATATTAAAGCAATTGCGGAAGAACTTCGCGGATTGGCTGTGGAGCAAGAAATTCCTATCATCACGGCAACGCAGACAAACCGTGAGGCGGCAAATTCTACAAGTCCTGATATGACCGCAACTTCTGAGTCGTTTGGTCTTCCTATGAGTCTAGACTTCTTTGTTGCTATCGTTTCTACTCAGGATCTGATGGAAATGGGGAGGCAGCTTTTTATTCTCCTTAAGACTAGATTTGGTAGCAAGGCTAAGATAAAATCTCAAACCGTTGGGATTGACTATGACCATATGCGGTACACGGATATTGAAACGGGAGAATCTGATTCTAAGGTGACGCCGGATATGGTCGGTAAACATAAGCCAATGGTAGAAAGCGCGATGCAGAAAGTAATGGAAGGCGGTATCCCTAACGACATCACCTGGGATTAAGCTGAAAATAAACTGAAAAAGTTCTTTACTAATGAAACGAGAGGCTCTAAACTATGCCTCTCTGTTAAAGAAACACAAAATAACTTACCTTAAGGATTCAAAATGAGCGTAGAAAAAACTGTTGATATCGTTATCCCTTCGTCCCCAGCTGACCGTGAAGCGATCTTTGCTGTTATCAAAGAGCTGAGTAACTCGCTTACCCGTCAAGAAGGCGAAGTTGATTACCGTAAAGAAGCGCTGAAAAAGTTGTCGGAAAAGTACGAGATTGATAAGAAGTACTTGCGTCAGTTGCTGGTTGACTTCCACAAAGATCGTTTTGAAGAGAAGTCGGACGAGCGCGTTCAGTACGAAGGTCTGTACGAAGCAATCATCCCGCAGTAAAATGATTTAAAAAATAGCCGCTTGACTTCTCTGAAGAAAGCGGCTATTCTTTGTCTACAAATTGATGAGTTGGAGATATAACATGAAAGACGAACTCTTAGTTAATCGCTATATGATAATGACTTTTGATCAGGGCGCAGATTCTCTCGTTCAATTCAGTGTCTCTCTGTCCCTAGAGTCCTGTAGGATATTAATAAAGTCTTTGCGCGAAAAATATCCTAACGAAGAATTTTCTATTGTGGCGGTGTTAGATGAATAATGAAACTAGTCGTTACGAACTCTTCAAAGCCGAAGCCGCCCAAGACATCGATCATTACCGCAAAAAGGTAAAGGGTGACGGCTCCTTTGAGTATGTGGAACAGGTCAAGCAACTCAAGCGCTTATCTAACAGAATGAGCGCGCCGATGATGATCTATCTCTTCGGGGAACAACTCGGTGAACATCTTTTTGAAAAGTTGATAATTGATTGTAGACGTGACTTTCTTTACTTCTTAGGAACGCTGGATAGTCAAATTCTGTTCTATCTCCTCTACGAGCTTAAGAATAATGAGCAACTTTTCTTCTACGAATAAGTGTCCGGAATGCTACGGGAATGAGATAAATTTCTGGAAAGATGAAGAAATCAATTCAGAACTCATTCCCTTCAGGGATAGCTATATCTCTCCGGTAAAGATACACTACGATGACCTTGATAGCGCTATGAGAGCCTGGGGTGAGGAAATAATTGATGAAACTGATAGCAATTGACTTCGATGACGTAATCTCGGATCAGCCTTCGCGCTGGCTACAGATTATCCGCCTTATGGAAAACTTGAACTTCAAGGTTATTGTAGTCACTTATCGGTGTCCGACTTGTGATCCTGAAGAGCTGGACTTTCTTCGCGAAGCCGGTATTAAGGTCTACATGACTAAGCAGGTTGCTAAGCGTCCGTTCCTTACTAACCTGGGGATTACTCCAGATATTTGGATAGACGATTCTCCGGAGTCAATCCTGTTTGACTATAAGGTATTTGAGGGAAATTTCGTTCCTAACGAAAAGCACGACTTTGACCTTACCGTTGATCTACCAAGCGGCGCGCATGATCTTTGTATAGCTTTGGAAAAAAAGAAAAATACCTGTTTACAAATCGTAAAAGGCTAGGTAAACTAGCCCTATCTTAAATCGAGTAGAGAATTTATTATGATTGCCAAATTAGAAGACGTGAAACACGGTAATATGCTTTGGCATGTGACTGTATACAAGGTTCAAGGTCTTAAAAAGGCGTTTCTTGAGAGTAGAGAGATTTTTGGCAGCATTTATAAAAGCAGCTCTGGTTTCGACTTTTGTAAGTGTAAAAAAGACGGTTCGTCTTTTGTCTCTGAGTTTTCCCTCTTAGACGCAAACATAATCCCAAACTCGTATAACGAGCATATGTCCTTTACAACCGAGGCCGAAGCTTATAGTTATATGGGAGCAGTTTTGGGACGAAACGAAATCTCTTCTTCGGTAGTGACTAACCTCCGAAAAGAAAATACGGACTTGAAACGCGTTCTGCGGGTTATGCTCGAGTCTACTTCTCCGATGGAGAAGATAAACGCGGTGTTGGAAGCCCGAGGCTTTTTGGTCAAATAAGAATTCGCGCTCGTAGCTCAGCTGGATAGAGCATTCGCCTTCTAAGCGATAGGTCGGGGGTTCAAGTCCCTCCGGGCGCACCAATTTCAAAAATAAGTGTTTACGACCATTGTAGCGGCGCGTATAATCAATCACATAGGAAGACAAAACGCTCTTCCACTGAGAAGGAATTACGAAAATGGCCTTTGTAGCTAACAAATTAATCGCCCGCGCTGACCTGCTGAAAGCTTCTGACTTCTGCGTGACCTTCAAGGTAAAAGGTCAGAAGCCAGTCCACATGGCGATGCGCGTTGAGAAGTCCTGCTACAACGCTCTTACCGACACCTTTCACTTCCAGGCGCGTTCGCGTCAGACAAACGGCCTGTATATCTTCGGCGTTAAGAATGGAGTTGAGATCACCGGTTCCTCGATGGGCGAGCCAGTTCAAGAAGCCTAATTTTAAACAAAAGTGAGATTTAGTTATGGAAACCGTTCTAGAAATTCCTACAGGTTATCAACTTCAAGTTACGACCTGGGAGAATGATGCTGACGACTATAAGACCCAGAAAATCAGCGGGTTGTCGTTTAACGAAGTCCTCTTCTACGTTGAGTTTGCCTCAAGGTTTGTTTCGGTAAATGCAGAAGTTTACGGTCTTGGTAACGAAGACCATTACGACGAAACTCTTAAAGAAGTGCTTGATGAGGTGATGAAGAATCACTTCCTCGGAATTGACTTGGAGAAGCGTCTCGAATCTCCTAACTTTGACATCCGGGAGTTTGTTACAAGTATCCTGGGAAGTCCCGTAGGCTATGATGAAGATTTTTGTCGCGTCTTCGAGAGCTACAAAGTCCTTTACTTTGATATTCCCGTCTCCATCCGTGCGGAAGACGTAACCTCGGCGTTTAAAGTATGAAAATCCTACTGATCCTTTTGGTTGTAACGTTGTCCGGCTGCGTCACGTCTTACGAAAAAGACATGATGGACAAAAAAGTTCTTTGTACTCAGTTCGGAATGAGTTATCATCAGTTTCAGCTTCCAGAAATGGAGCAGCCTGACGTAATCTGTCAGAATGAAGAAACTGGTGATTTTGTCTACATGGAACTCGTTTCCCCTGAATCCATCAAACCTAACGGAAACTGATCATGAAAATCAAAGTAAACGTTTCGAACTTCTTCAACGAAGATAAAATCTTCCGGCGCGTTGGTCACATCAAGGCCATCCGCGAACAGCTCAAATACAATATCAAAGAAGCTAAAGATATATCGGATATTGTAAATGACGCTGTTGGGAAAGGTTTCTCGACTAATTATCTCGTGATCGAAACGACTCAGTATCCTCAGCTTGACTTCATGCTACATGATGATCGGGTTAAGTACTACGTTAACAAACCGGGAGACGTAATTACATTTTTGGAACGGGATGTAGTTGATACTCCAGAAGTTAAACTTCTCAAGGCTACGACTAACAAGCTTATCAAAATCGGCGCGTACGAAAGCGCGAAGTTGATCCTTGATATTCTCTATGATCTACATGAGGCTAGTGAAGATGCGTAACTATGTAAACGAAGACTATGTTCCGGCTCCTATTGACCGGGATGAGCGGATTCAAGAAGCCTATAACAAGAAACAGCTGGTTGATATTATTGAGGGCGATGAAGAAGAACGCGCTCAAGAAGATCCGTTTGCTGATGTTCGTTAAGAGGTAGCCGATATGCATTATTTGGTTTACCGGATTCGTAATCTGTTAACGAACGAGCAATACGTTGGGGTTCACAAGACCTTGAATAAAAACGATTCTTATATGGGTTCGGGTTCGGAAATCAAATCTGCTATCAAGAAGTACGGCGCAGAAAATTTCAAGAAGTCCATTATAAAAATCTGTGAGTCTGAAGATGAAATGTATCTCTATGAA